CGTTGCACTCTTTGCGAGCGAACTCCTCCGCCTAAAGGCGCAGATTATCTGCACCAAGTTCCAACCTGAAACTATCCTTCATCTAGCTGCGGCTGACCAAATGTCTCCTGCTGACCAGCAGATGATCCCGCAAGCCTTGCAACTGATGAAGGATAGCCCACTCCGTTCGTTCCGCATTCAGGTCGCGGCTGACAGCCTTGTTCAGCTTGACGAGAACCAGAACAAGCAGGACCGCATGGAGTTTATGAATGCGTTCTCCAACTTCCTGCGCGAAGCTGTCCCGGCGGGTCAGGCTTCGCCTGAAATGGTGCCGATGCTCATGGACATGATGAAGTTTGGCATTGGCGGGTTTAAACAGGCCCAGTCAATTGAAGGTTCTATTGACGCCGCGTTGCAGCAGATGGTTGCCGCAAGCGCCCAGAAAGCCCAGAACCCGCCGCCCAATCCTGAGATGCTCAAGGCGCAAGCGGTTGAAAAGACTGCCCAGATGAAGGTTCAGGCTGATGTGCAAAGCCAACAGGCGCGCGCCCAGGCTGATATGCAGATTGAGCAGATGAAAATGCAGATGGAGGCGCAGCTTGAAACGCAGCGCCAGCAGCATGAAGCCCAGCTTAAGATGCAGGAGCTTGCGGCCAAGGAACAGTTTGACCGCTGGAAGACGGAACTTGACGCGGCGACCAAGATCATGGTTGCCCGCATTGGTGCCAACCCCGGCATGGACTTGCCCATGATCGAGGCGCAGCAAGCTGCTACGGAAACCATTACGGCAGAGCTTGGGGACAATGTTCGCATGGCTATGGACCGCATGTCTGAGGCCCATAACAACATGACCAATATGCACGGCGAGGCTATGCAGAAGCTGCACGAAGTCGTTCAGGCTGCCAATACGCCCAAGCGCATCATTCGCGGCCCTGATGGCCGTGCGGTTGGCGTTGAACCCGTTCCGGCCATTCAGCAGGGTACGCTCCAGTGACCATTACGCTAACTCATAAGTTTGTATCTGCAATCCCTGACGGCGCTGACGCAACAGTTGTCCGCCCGTCTAACTGGAATGATACGCATGACGTTAGCGGCACGTTGCCAATTGCCAATGGCGGCACAAATACCGCATCTGTCCCGACTAATGGGCAGCTTCTGATTGGCAACGGCACGGACTACACGGTTGCCAACCTGACGGCTGGCACGGGCGTCACCATCACCAATACGGCGGGCGGTATTACCCTGTCCGCGCCTGACAATGGCACCGTGACGGGCGTTACGGCGTCTAGCCCGCTGGCGTCCAGCGGTGGCACGGCCCCTGACATTAGCCTGACGGGTACGGTCCCAGTGGGAAACGGCGGTACGGGCGCTACGACCTTGACCGGGTATGTGATTGGCAATGGCACAAGCGCCATGACCGCCAGCGCGACAATCCCGACTAGCAACCTGACCGGAACACTGCCTGTTGCCAACGGCGGTACGGGCCAGACCACCTACACGGACGGCCAGCTTCTGATCGGCAATAGCACCGGCAATACGCTTGCCAAGGCTACATTGACAGCGGGTACGGGCGTTACAATTACCAACGGCCCAGGCACGATCACTATTTCGGCCCCTGATACCGGCACGGTCACAGCGGTCACGGCGTCCAGCCCGCTGGCGTCTAGCGGCGGGGCCACGCCCAATCTGAGCCTGACCGGCACGGTGGCTATTGCCAACGGCGGCACGGCTGGCACTGCCACCCCCACGGCGGGCGCGGTGCCGTATGGCACAGGCACGGCTTACGCTTTTAGTGCCGCCGGGACGACGGGCCAAGTGCTGACTTCTGCGGGCGCTGGTGCGCCTACATGGACGACCCCCACTACCGGCACGGTAACGTCTGTCACGGCTTCCAGCCCATTGGCGTCTAGCGGTGGCGCAACGCCTAACCTGACGCTTGGCACGGTCCCGATTGCTAACGGCGGTACAAATGCCACGGCCACGCCTACGGCTGGCGCGATAGCTTACGGCACCGGCACGGCTTATGCCTTTAGTGCTGCGGGGACTACCGGGCAAGTTTTAACATCAAACGGTGCGTCTGCCCCGACTTGGGCGGCGGCGGCGACTGGAACGGTCACCAGCGTTGCACAGAGCTTCACTGGCGGGCTTATCAGCGTTGCTGGCACGCCCATTACGTCCAGCGGCACATTGGCCCTGACGGTGGCCGGAACGTCTGGTGGTGTGCCTTATTTTAGCAGCGCCTCGACCTGGGCTTCATCTGCGGCGTTGGCGGCGAATGCTTTAATGGTTGGTGGTGGCGCGGGAGCGGCTCCGTCCACGGTTACTACAGGTACTGGTGTTGTGACCGCGCTAGGCGTCAATACTGGCACTGCGGGGGCTTTTGTCGTCAATGGCGGGGCGCTTGGCACTCCGTCCAGCGGCACCGTCACGAACCTGACCGGCACGGCGTCCATCAATATTAACGGAACGGTCGGTGCGACCACACCAAATACAGGCGCGTTTACAACCGTTACCGCAACAACTTCCGTAAGTTCCGGCGTTGCCTCCACCACTCAAGGCTCGCTGATCCTTCACAATACCAGCGCCAATACCACGACTGTCAAATCCAGCAACAGCGCCAGCGCGGCTTATACCATCACCTTGCCGGTTTCAGCGGGAACCAGCGGGCAAGTGCTTTCAACTGATGGGACAGGCATTACGTCGTGGATTACGGTTAGCGGCGCGGAATACGGCACATGGACGCCGGGGCTTTCGTTTGGCGGCGGTACGACTGGCATAACATACGGTGGTCAATCCGGGACGTATGTAAAGGCCGGGAGAAGCGTCCTTTACGGTATATACATCAACACGACTAGCAAGGGTTCGTCCACGGGACAAGCACGGATTACCGGATGCCCGTATACTGTTGAAAGCGGAGCGACTACCAAATACTCATACGGCCAACCGGTAAACGGCGGGAGCGGTATTACCGTTACTTCTGCTTACACGTTATTCCTTGGAACATATTACACGGGAAGCGCGACAACGCTGGATTTCTATGAAGTCTCACTCGGCACGCCATCGTCCATGAGCAATACAGCGTTTTCTAACAGCATGACTTTTTATGGGTCCGTTTCTGTCATTACTACCGCTTAAAGGATATAAATATGCACAAACGCGCAGACATTGACCGCATCGACTTCCAGCCTGACGGCACGATGATGGTCCGCATTGCCAAGTATCTGGTGGACGACGATGGCTCCATTCTGAACATGGGCAGCGACAGCAAATACCATGCGACATCGTTCATCCCGGCTGGGCAGGATGTCGAAGCCACCATTGAGGCCAACAATGCCGATCTGGTCCGTCAAGGCTTCGGTGCGGTGCCGTCAGAACAGTGGGATAACGTCCGCACCCTTATCGCGGTCAAGCATACCCCGGAAGTGTCAAAGGCGTATACTGAGAAGCAGGAAGCGCAGATGGCCGCTAGAAACGCGGAACTAGGGTTGTAAGTGGCAACAGCCTTCCAAACAAACGCCTTTCAAAACAACGCCTTCCAGGTTGACGGGGGGCCACCGCCCCCGATTGTCGTTATCGACACCCATGACGGCGACTACCACAAACGCCGCAAGAAGCTATTTGATGAGGAAATACAAAGGGATACGCGGAGGCGGGAAGACATCATTGCCGCTTATGAGCGTATTGTCGAAGGCAAGCCAGACGAAGCCAAAGAACTCGTTGAAGGCTTTGAAGTAAAAGATAAGAAAAGCGCAAGTAAAACCCAATTATTTGGCCCAAAGATTGATTTCGATAGGTTTATGAAGGACTTAGACCGTGTTGAACGGCTGTGGGAACTGTACTTGGAAATCGAGGATGAGGACTTCCTGATACTTCTATGAGCAAATACAGAGCAATATACGACAGAAAAGGCTTGCTGGCTGAGTACGAAAACGAAGAACTCGTATGGGTCCGTGAAGAACTTGGCAAGACTAGCAAAGCAAAGCACCAAATAATGCTTGACATTCAACCATATAAGAGCATGGTTGACGGCACTATGATTACTTCGCGCTCCAAGCATAGGGAGCATTTGCGGCGACATAATTGCTTTGAAGTCGGGAATGAAAGCGTGGAGCGCAAGGCTCCGGTCCCAATGTCGAAGGAAAAGCGTACTCAGATTTTGCGGGAACAGCTTTGGAATGTTTCCGACAGGGACTGCGACAGGGTTTTAGACCAACTTAGGAGACGATGAACTTGGACACCCAAGATCAGATCATTCCAGACGACGACAAGGCCATTGACCGCAAAGAGCTATTGGCCCAGCAGTTTGACGAAGTAGATACGGGCGAACCGGCAGCGCCCAAGGAATCCAAGCCTCGCGCCGAAAACGGCAAGTTTGTGGCCCGGGACGATGCGGAAGAAGCGCCAGCCGAAGAACCCGTCTGGAAGCGTCCGCCTTCCTCTTGGAAGCGCGATTATCACGAAGTCTGGCAGACCGCCGATCCCCGTTTGCAGGAATACGCCTACAAGCGTGAGGAAGAAATGCGGGCTGGTATTGAGCCTTTGCGCTCCAAGGCCCAGTTTGCCGACCAAATGAACGAGGCTATTCAGCCTTACATGAATACTATTCAGGGGCTTGGCATTGACGCTCCCCGCGCCGTGAAGGCGCTCATGGAAGCTGACCATGTGCTGCGTAACAGCCCCCCGGACCAGAAGCGGGCGTACCTTGCCAGCCTGGCCCGGTCCTACGGAATTAATTTGGGTGAAGTCGAGTCGTACTCACAGGTCGGCCCGGTTGACCCGAATTACTACGCTCTTCAGAATGAACTTAATAATGTTCGCGGAGAGATTACCAGTTTCAAACAGCAGCAGGAACAGGCTGAAAACCAATCTCTGCTGGGTGAAATCAATAACTTTGCCGGTAAGGCAGAGTATTTTGAAGAAGCGCGTCCGACCATGATTCAGCTCCTACAGAGCGGCGTGGCGGGTACGTTAGAAGAAGCCTATGAAAAGGCTATTCGCCTTAACGACGATCTTTTCCAGCAGACCCAGCAACGCTCACAGGCAGAAGCTGCGGCTCAGAAATCAT